CTTAAGAAAGCTACCCTCTGAAGAGGTTGCTGAAGTTTTGTCGTGTCTCTCACCAGAACAAGCTGAAGAACTTAAATACGACTGGAAGTTCTGGGCTAGACCTGATCAGTTAGAACCTGATGGTAACTGGAATGTATGGGTTGCTTTAGCTGGTCGTGGTTGGGGTAAGACTAGGGCTGGTGCTGAGTGGGTACGACACAGGATTATGAAGAATGATCGTATTGTTCACTGTGTAGCACCAACTAAGGGTGATGTTCGTAGAGTTATGGTTGAGGGTGACTCTGGACTAATGAATGTCTGTCATAAGAATGATAAGACTTACAGAGGAAAAGAGTTAGGCTTCCCTACTTGGTCTCCAACTAATAACACAATGACTTGGGCTAATGGTTCTAAGGCTGTATTCTTCTCAGCAGAAGACCCTGAGAGACTTAGGGGACCACAGGCATACTCGATGTGGGCTGATGAACTTTGTGCTTGGAGGAATGCTCAAGAGACTTGGGACATGGCTCAGTTTGGGTTACGCTTAGGTAGACGCCCAGTATCCTTTGTAACTACTACACCTAAGACCACTAAGCTGATACGGACTATTCTTGATGACGAAAAGACGGTTGTCTCTAGGGGCAGCACTTATGACAATTCTGCTAATCTCGCTGATACTTTTATCGACGCCATCAGGAAGACCTATGAAGGTACACGCCTTGGGAGGCAAGAGTTATATGCAGAAATACTTGACGAAGCGTCTGGTGCATTATGGTCAAGAGGTCTCCTAGCTAAGTGTGAGATAGAGAAAGATCAGGTTCCTACACTTAATCGTATTGTTGTCGCTATTGACCCAGCTATTACCTCTAACGCTGAAAGTGACATGACAGGTATTGTTGTAGCTGGTGTAGACGTTAATGGCGTTGCTTATGTCCTAGAGGATCATACTGGTCGTTATACACCTCAACAGTGGGCATCTAAGGCTGTAGAGTTATACCATGAGCATTTAGCTGACAGGATTGTAGCTGAGAGAAACCAAGGCGGTGATATGGTAAGACATACACTGCATACAGAAGATGAAACACTGCCAGTAAGGTTAGTACATGCCTCAAGAGGTAAGATGGCTAGGGCAGAACCAGTTTCAGCATTATATGAACAAAACAGAGTTAAGCATGTAAGAGGATTGAACGACTTAGAGGATCAGATGGTACAGTGGGAACCTCTAGGTTCTATTGGGTCTCCTGACAGGTTAGATGCTCTAGTATGGGCTATCACTGATCTAAGTCTGAATGGTTACGCAAAGCCACAACTTAAACTAGCGTACTCTAGTGCCAAAGGGCTAATTTAATATGGCTACAAAGAAGCGACTATCGGAAGGTGCAGCTAAGAGTATTCTTGGTGTAGCTGGTGATAACACTCGTACTGGACAAATACGTGCAGATGAGTTTATTCCCGAACTACGTGGTAAGAACGCTATTCGCAAGTATCGGGAGATGCGGGATAATGACAGTACTATTGGTGCGGTTATGTATGCTGCTGAACAAGTACTTAGAGATGTCAAACTTAAGGTGGAACCAGCCAATGATACTGAGGAAGCTAAACGTGAAGCTGACTTTGTGGAAAGTATCTTTGATGATATGGATCACAGTCTTGACGATCACATTGCAGAATCTTTATCGTCGTTGTCGTATGGCTTTGCTTGGTTTGAGGTCGTATATAAGCGAAGGGTTGGCCCAACTAAGAGATCACCTAAGAAAAACAGTAAGTACACTGACGGGCGCATGGGTGTACGTAAAATTGTTTGTCGTGCGCCTTGGACAATCTCTAGGTTTGATGTAGAAGATAAAAGCGGTGATGTACTAGGTATTTATCAGGACGTAGGTTATGGATCAGGAAAACATTATATTCCCGCTACTAAGAGCCTTTACTATCGTACTACTGTTCTTAATGGTGATCCTAGTGGCCGCTCTATCCTCCGCAATGCTTATTCCTCATATGTCTATCTGAACAACTTACAGAGTATAGAGGCTATAGCTGTTGAGCGTGAACTAGCTGGTATCCCGGTTGCTCGTATTCCTTCTGAATATTTGTCGTCTGACGCAAGTGCAGCACAGAGTGGCTTCGTAGGCAACCTACAACAAATCCTTCGTGACGTTAAGTTTAATGAACAAGGTTATATTATAACACCTAGTGATACTTACCCTGACAAGGACGGTTCTCCTACAAACATTAGACTTGTAGACATTGAACTAATGAGTAGCAATGGCAATCGTAATGTAGATATTGACCCCATTGTTAGGCGTTACCAACATGACATTGCCCGTTCTGTACTTTCTGAGTTTCTTATGCTCGGTGGGGGTAACAACGGATCATATGCACTCTCCAAGTCTAAGACTGACCTGTTTCTACGTGCCTTAGAAAGCTACATCCAAGCTATTGTCGATGTACTTAACAAGCAGCTAGTAGAACGACTATGGCAGCTTAACGGACTTAACTACGACCTCATGCCCTGTATCAAGGCTGGTGATGTTGCTCCGCATGATCTACGTGAGATTGCAGCATTCCTTCGTAACCTTAACGGTGCAGACATTAACGTCAGTGATCACCCAGAGGTTATACAAGACCTTATGGATATAGCTGAACTGAACTATGACCCTGATACAGAGGTCACAACAGAAACAAATGACCTGTCCGATGAGGCAGAAGAAGATAATAAGGAAAATACATAATGGCTATTGCAACAGCACTAAGTAATGCTTTTAAACTAGAGTTGCTTAAAGGTAATCACGACTTTGATAACGATACATTTCGTGTCGCACTAATTAAAGAAAACCCAACTGGCACTTATGATGCTACAACAGTAGCCTACACAGACTTAGGGTCAGATCAAGCGTCAGGAACTGGTTACACCAGTACTTTTGATACTATTTCTACGGGAGCAGAGGCAGCTATTGCTACGGGTTATCCTCAGATGGATGGTACAACCGCTGTGATGGACTTTGATGATGCAGTCTTTACTAACGTAACAGTACAAGCTGATGGTTGTATTCTTTATAACCCAAATGCTGATAGTTCAGCTAATGTCATTGCAGTGTTTGATTTTGGTGGAACAGTTAGTGCTACCGCTGGTGACTTTACTATTCAGTTCCCTGCTCCGGGAGCCTCTACAAGTATCTTGCGCCTAGCCTAATCTAAGGATACCTGACAATGGTAAAATTCGTTGACAGAGTTAAAATGAACCTGACTACTACAGGTACAGGTACAGTAACATTTGGTTCTGTCGTTTCTGGCTTCCAGAGCCTTTCGGATGCCTCTGTTGTCGATGCTGACGTTGTAAGATACACAATAGAAAGTGGAACTAACTACGAGTCAGGTACAGGTACTATAGGGCTAACTGGTAGTACTTATACTATGGCTAGGTCTCCTAGCTCGTCCTCTGAAAGTAACAACTCAGCTATTAACTTAGGTGCTGGTGCGGTATGCTTCTTAACCATGTTAGCAGAAGATGTAGTACAAAACTTAGCTGATCTGGATAATGTATCTTCAACTTCACCCGCTGGTGGACAAAACTTATCTTGGGACGCAAGTGCAAGTTCTTGGGTTCCTGCATCTCCTTCTGGTGGGATTACAAGCGTAGGTAACTATGCAGGTCTTCCTGCGTCTCCTAATGAGACAGACCTAGCTTGGGTACAGGACCAGAAAGCACTATACGTCTATGACGGCACAGAATGGGATCGGGTCTACACTGGGTCGCAAACTACACCTAGTTTTACAACTGATCCACCGGCATCACTGTTGTTAAACACTGATGGGTCAAACAATGTTGTGACCGTCGCGGCTACAGACGCAGAAGGATTCCCGATCAGTTACGAGTTTGATGGGTTTTCTGGGTCTAGTTCTTATACTGAATCTTCGCTTCCCCCCCAAATAAGTTCTCTGTCGAAAAATAACGGCGTCTTTACTTTTACACCGTCAACATCGCAAAGCAATGCTGGAACTTTCACCGGCAGATTTAAAGCAACGGATGGACTACAGACAACAGCAAAATCAACTCTTTTTCAATTGTCGTTTGGTTTAGAGGATTGCTACGGATTTGATATAACTCAAACATCTACAAGCAACGGTTATGTAATTTTTTATTTTATGTTTGTTGCACAAGATGGCAGTAATCTCCACGATGACTCTGCGTATATAAACGAGGTTGTGTATGGTGCGAATGTTGACCAATCAAGTTGGCGTTTCGGAAGAGAGATAAGCACAAGCGAGACAAGTCCAAATTATGATAACAACAACACCGCATACTTCCGCACCGAAATGTCATCAGCTTTTAGCACAACTTTACCGGCGTCTGGCTCAGGATCGCATTTTAATTTTGGGTACGTCGAAAACGCGAGTGGGAACACAAAAACTATAACGTGGACGACAGCTAGAACAATCAAAGCAGTTTTAGTTACCGGAAGTGCTGCTTCGACCCCCTATTTTTCTGGTGGATATATCACGCCGTATATAGGAGGCAATACAGCATCCGATTTGAGCAGCACCAGTTACACCTTACTTCAAGGCACATCATCCTCGGCTGTAAATGACAGATATTTTGACTTCAGTGCTTAAATGCTAGGTTTTGCCCCCATAGCATCTGCCACATTAGGTGGCTCTGGAGCCGTCAGAGAAGTAGTGCCAGCAGGTATTACAGGGGTTTCTACTACTGTAACTTTATCTACGGCAGTGACCTTATCTACTGACGCTACTATTTCTGATCAGGCTACTAGAAAACCTGAGACTGTTTACTTTTATGACCCCAACAGCGACGGTATTGGGGTTGTCAGGAATAACGAACACCCTTACTATATTTGGGATCGTTCCTTTATTCTGGGGATGCGTCCGCAGATACCTGTGGGGCAACTTAATGCAGACTCTCAATCTAGCGGTCCTATCTGGGACGAGTCTGTAGCTGGCGATAAGGCACTATCTTTACAAACTAAGTTTACCGCAGAATTAACCTCTGATCCTGTAGTCTCTCAGTCCTCATGGGTTCCTTTAGTTAACGGCGACTACACCTACCCATCCACTTATGAAAGTTCTCTTGGCTACGATGCTGTAGCTAAACCTGTTACTGTAAACCTTAATCACTTACCCTCTGAGACTATAGTTAATAATGCTGCTACTGTTAGCACTATTGATGACCCCCTCTTAGCTACCCTCACTTTCCCTGCTAATGACCCTAACTTGTTTAATGTTGTTGTTGGTCAAGTAAGATCAATAAACACTTACGACCCAACTGATACTGACACTTACTTTGATAGTCTTATTACAGGCCAAGTTGGTGAGATACAGTGGCCTAACGAAAATAAACACTACCTACTACAGAAATACGATTCGGACAAAGGGTTCCTTATTGGTACTGTCCAACGTAACTCTTTTGGTACTGATAAGACAAATGACGAACGGGGCGCAGCTTGGGTTTCCTACGGGTTTCGATTGCAGCCTCAGATTACCGCTGCTAATTTCCCTGATGGCACCCCTGTTTCGCAAGAACATACACTTTTAGTTACATCATCACTAGGTACAATACAAGCTAATATAAGCAAGGAACTGTCTGGGGTTGAAGGTACTCTCAATTCTAACTTAGGTATAACTCCCGCCATAACATCTTTTGTAGATGGTTTTGATATTGGTACTGTAGGACTACCTGACCCTCAATGGTACTTGAGTACGTCTAGGGTAGAAATTATAGCGGAACCTAATCAACCTGCTAATGATGTAATTTATCCCTATGCTTCTCGTTCACCTACTGCTGGACCTACACAGACAGACTTTGACTTTACGGTGTCGCTTGGTGCCTTAGATGCTCCTATAGCTGTTGATCAACCTGTAGGTGGTTTTGACGCTACCTTAACTTTAGGTACTCCTACCCTAAGATCGTTTAACACACTAACTGTAGATTCTCAGCTAGTTACACTCTCTGAAAACCTGACGGGCATAGAACCTCAGACAACTGAAATTATATCCTCTGCTGACAGCATACTTATATCTGCAAGTCTTGGCAGTATTGTAACCCTAGCTACTTCTAATGCTACTTGTACTACTAGACTTGCTACCCTTGGCTTAGGCAACTTAACTTTTACCGCTAATGCTAACACTGCCCCAAGTGGTGTAGAGGTTACACAAAGCGAAAACTTATCCCTTACCGTTACTGGTGATGCTAATGTGTTCCCTAGTGGAATAGAGGGTGTCCTGACGGTAGGTAGACTTGGTGTAGCTGCTTCAACGCTTATACCTAGTGTTTCTGGAACCTTAATCCTTGGTGATATTGGTGTTGCAGCTACAGTATTCTTCTCTAGCTACACTTTAACCGCTTCGATAGGGACACTTACAGCTACAGGCATACACTTCGACTTTGAAGCTATCAAGCACTTGTATAACACAAAGAGGTCACAACATGCTGGGTTCCCTGCTAACAGGACTGTCAGACCTGCGTTTAGTACCCCTAGACAAGTTAAGCCACTAAAGTCTACTCAAAACCTAGCTGCATAAGAGGAACTTAAGATATGAGCCTAGTTTGGCCCAACAAAGACCCAGACGAACTGTTAGACTACAGTATTGATTGGTCTGATATTGTTTCTGGGTTTACCATTAGCACAGTGGTCTGGTCTGTAAGGTCTAATGCTAACCCTGCTGAAACTGTATTAGCTGCTGGTCAAGATTTAACTACTGCTAGTAGTAGTGCTATTGTTGATAGTATACAGAACATACAACAAGCCTTGTCGGGAAACACCGCAATTATTTATATCGGTGGTGGAGTAGATGGAAGAGACTACACATTTGTCTGCACTATAACCACAAGTATATCCACAACTATTCAACGGGCCGTCATACTTCGTTGTAGGTCTGTATAATGCCAACTTGGACTAGACACCTTTACGAGCATAACCATCTTGCTGTGTCTAAGGGTGAGTCTACTGGTTACAAGACCTTGTTCAAGTTTGGCTACAATCCTGATGTAAACGGCGATGAAGAGACTGTATGGGCGCAAGGTGGTAACTATCCTTGGCCTGATGCTTCCTTTACAGCTTATGTTGTTAGTGATAATGCTGCTGATGCTAATGGAAACACAGGTGCTAATAAGGTAAGGGTAGAGGGCTTAGACGCTAACTACAATGAACAGTCTGTAGAAGTAGAACTAAATGGCACTACCCCTGTTGTTGTATCTGGCACTTGGATCAGGGTTAACAGAGCCTTTGTTACCTTAGCTGGTACAGGTGGTACTTCTGCTGGAACAATACACATACAGAATGTAGATGGCTCTGTGGTATACTCTAACTTAGGACTAGGTAATCAGACACAGATCGCCGCTTACACTGTACCTGCTGGATACACCTTATACTTAGACGATATTAACTTCACTGCCGCCTTATCTCAGTCTAACAAGTTTGTAACCTGTAGCTTTGTGACAAAAGACTTTGGAAGTAATGTGTTCAGAAGTCGCTTCATAAATGTTCTTCAGAGTAATCAGCTTATTACTAAGTTTGAATACCCTCAGAAGTTAGAGGAGAAGACTGATATGGAGTGTAGGGCCGTATCTAACACAATCAACAACTCTGTAGCTGCATCTTTCCAAGGTGTGCTTATCAAGAACGACCCAACAGGGAATATATAATGAACATTAACAAAGGCCAGTTAGCTAACGATGTATTTTCCACTGAGGCTGAAGCCAGAGTAAGGAGTATGGACTTAGGCATGAACGGTAGCACACATGCTCACCCTGATGCACAAGGACAGGCACATTATATGCCCGGAGAGAGCCATGAGGCTTATATGGCATACTACGACAAGGAAACTGAAGAAGCCCCCTCACAGGACCGCTTAGAGGCTCTCAGAGTAGTTATCCAAGAGATTATGAAGGAAGACTTTGCCAAGGCTGAGTATCAAGGCGAGAAAGTCACCTTAAACAAACCTCGTCGTATTAAAGGCGGCAATAAGAAGTTTGAAGTATTCGTACAAAGCGGAGGAAAGATCAAGCGTGTGGCTTTCGGAGACCCCAACATGGAGATACGGAGGGACAACCCAAAAGCTAGGGCCAACTTCCGTTCAAGACATTCGTGCGACACAAAGAAGGACAAAACAACGGCAGGATACTGGTCCTGTAGAATGTGGGAGGGAGGAGCCTCGGTGTCAGAACTTACAAAAACAAACATTGAAGGACAGATACTCAAAGCCGATGACGAACAGCGTCTCGTTTATGGTTGGGCATCAGTCGTTACCGAAAAAGGCGAACCTGTTATTGATCGCCAAGGAGATATTATCGAACCAGAGACACTTGTTAAAGCCGTGAACAACTTCATGGAACATGTACGTGTCGGTAAAGAAATGCACAAAGGGGATCAGATTGGGGCGGTTATCCACTCAATGCCTGTCACTAAAGAGATTGGTGAATCCCTTGGCATCCAGAGTGACCGAGAAGGTTGGGTTGTAGCGTTTAAAGTCTACGATGATGACGTTTGGGATAAGGTCAAATCTGGTGAACTTGCGGCCTTCTCAATAGGTGGTCGTGCAACCAAGGAATCTTATGATGCCTAATTTACTTAAACAACTTGAGTTAGATGAACTGTCCTTGGTTGATCGTCCAGCTAACAAACAAGCAATGGTCTCTCTTTATAAAAGGGACAACTCCGAGGGAGAAACTATGGAGAACGAAGTAGAAAAAATGTCTGATGACATGAAAGCAAAGCTAAAGCCTTACATGGACAAAGGTATGTCCGAGGACGAAGCTATGAAAGCCTACGACATGGATATGAAGAAAGACTTCCAAGGTCCATTGGATGAGGTAGACACCATTAAAGCTGAACTAGACCTAGTTAAAGCAGAGGCTGACCGCCTTAGCAAAGCCCTAGAAGAAGCTGGTTACATCGTTAAAGCAGATGCCATTGAGAAAATGGTTGAGCCTGAGTATGTGACTTACGGTGACGAACAAATCAACAAAGCTGACATTCCTGCGCCTATCCTTAAAGCTCTGGAAGAAGCAGAGGTTGCTAAAGCAGACGCTATCTTGGTTAAGAAAGCTGAAGCAGAACTTCCACACTTCGACCTTGAAGTAGCCAAATCATTGGTTGCCAAGTTTGAAGCTGAAGAAACAGTAATGCAAGCCCTCAAAGCTGCCGATAAGGTGTTTGAAGAAAGCATGACTGAACTGGGTAAATCTGATGCTGACGGTGAGTTTTCGACTGCCGCTGACAAACTTGACGCACTCGTAAAGTCCTACATGGACACCAAC